ATACCGCCTTAGGTAAATCCCTCTTTGCTTGTTCTATTTCGTCAAGTGACAATATACCCTCTCTTGCTGCATCGTAAGCGGTTATCTTGAAAAACTTATAATCTCGTTCACCTTGTTTTGCTCTCTCCCCTAATTTGTAAAACCAATTTTTCTTACCCTTGACGTTTCCGATTAGTTTACATTTCCCACGAGTAGCGGTTAGGGTTGAACGTAACGCAAACCAACTTTCCTCTCTTGCTCGTGAGGCTTCATCGAATACGGCTGCATATACATCCTCTCCGTATAGGTTGTCGGGGTTTTCTGCTGACTTAAATTCTATCCGTGCGCCATTGGGTAAAATGTGTACTAACTTGGATTCGTTGGATTGGAAGAAATCTCGGTGTGATACTTGGGCTTTCATTCTTCGGTAGGCAATCTCCGCTTGTTTGTAAACAGGTGCAACCCACCACACGGATTGATTGTCTTTGAGTGTTAGTGCCTGTTCAAATAGCCAAATAATATGGGATGCAGTCTTGCCAGTCTTGGTTGATGCTGCGGTAATAGTATATCGTTCGGGAGCGTCTAATATCTCCCGTTGGTAGGTTGTTAAATATGGTCTAATATACTCAATCTCCATTGATAATATTCTTGTAGATTAACTCACGATAGTTGCACCAATGTTCTAAGTTATAATTCTTACGGCAATACTCAGCATTAAGTTGTCCCATACCTTGACGTGATTCGTCAGACATTAATATCATTTTTTCGATTCTATCCTCCCATTTATCGTTTGCTGCAAACAATACACCCAAGTTATTTTCGCAGTATTTGTATGGGTAACAATCGCTAACTACTATCGGCAAATTGTAGGCACTCGCTTCTAATATCTTCAACTCTGATTTGTGGTTGTTGAACGATTCATTGAGTAGTGGTGCTATTACAAAGTCTAAGTGTTTATAAGCGTGTCCGTATTCAAATGTATTCACACCGCCAACTATCTTTGGGTTGTTAAATAACTTGACAATTTTGTCCCATTCTTCGCCTCCTGTATATCCACATATATAGAACTCAAAGTCATAATCAAATTGTAGCCTATTTATAGCCTCGTTAACGAGTTTTAAATCCTCGTAGTGTGTTACACCTCCAACCCAACCAATTCGTAGGTTGTATGACTTTGGTTTGTCTTGTGACCACTGCTCGTGTTCGTAGTCTAATGCGTTGGGTACTATGTAGCAATTGCGATTGAACTCAAATACTTTACTTTGTAGGTGGAGTGTTGTGCAGATTACTCCGTCTGAATAGTGCATCGCATCCTTAATCGCTTGTTTGATTCCTTTGCGATAGGCTTGGTATGCTGGATTGTAACGAGGTAAAGCCCAATAATCGTCAACATCTACTGCATACTTCGTTCCACTCTGTGCTATCTTTTTGAGTACGTCATAGTGTTTATCGCCTAACCAACGAGAGAATAGAATTAAATCGTAGGCTTTGTAGTTGATGTCCATAAACTCCTGAGGGTTTTGGCAAACATCTACGTTCGCCAATCCCATCAGTTGCATTCTTAAATGTGGTGTTGCGATTCGATGATAGATTACTCCGTTCATCCCATCGCATAATAGTAGTAGGTTCATTAGTCTAAAGGTGTTATGGGTATGGGCATCCAATACGCTACGAAGATAATCCGATTCGTAAATTCACAAATCCACATATCTTCATAGTATCGTGCCAGTGTTTTATCTCCGTTGTCTTGAGATACCAAAACAAGGAAATCGTCATTGGGTACTTGGTCTAATGTACTACGCCACGTCTTCTTCATAGTTTTTGGATAATTCTTGTAACATATCTATAACCATATCACAGGCTTCTTGATATCCAAGTTTCCATAATTCATTCTCTTGACTATCTTGTGATTGATTATTCTCATCAATTACATTCACTAAAATTAGTGCTAATAGTTCTTGTACTTTTTTATTCTTCATAGTTCGTATAGGTCTAAATTGTGTCCGCTTAGTTCATTGTGTAACCACGTCCGTACTTTGTCATAGGTGGCTACCTCAATATCGTTATCTTCTTCTTGAGCATACTTTACTTTTGCTCGTAGGAATGAGTCTAATTCCCACAATACTGAATGCAACTTGGAGGCATTTACCGCAAGTTGAAACTCTGTCTGTTCTTCGGGCAAATCAAAATCCAATCTCGCTCTCATTTTTGTATTCATAAATTCTCACATAGTGTGTAGCCTTACTCTTGGCATTTGGTTCACGCAACTTACCGATTCTGATTCTTACATCTCCGTAAGTGTTAACTTGTGCTTTGCCGTTGTCGATTGCCTCTTGTAGTTGTTTCATTGAAAGCGATAGGGTGATTCCATACTGGTCTTCCCAAGCCGTTCCTACAAATGTTTTACTGTTCTCCATTTAAATTAAGTGTTATTTTAATTGATTTCTCTGTTATGTTTTGGTCGATTGTTTCTTTTGGTTTTCCTTGACTGCGATTAAGCAATAGGTCAAGGTTAAATAATGAGTTCTTATCGTGTGATTTTAAAAGCGTTCCTGCAATGATTCTTTCAAGGATAGTGTATTCTTCGCTCTTATCTATTTTCTCTAACTCTTTCCGTGACATTGTAAGCATTGCATTAATGGTGTCTTCTACTTGTGATTTGTTGTATCCTATCTCCTTTAATTGGGTGATTAATTTTTTCGGTCTGCCTTGAATATTACGCCTTTCATCTTCACCTTTTTTGAATGGTTTTAGATTATCTAATACTTTTGGGTTATTTGCCATATCATTACAGAATTATTGCAGATTCATTTTCTCATTGTGTTTATCTATCCACTCTTGTCTAAATTGTTTTTTATCTCCTTTTTCGATATGACATTTCCGACAACAAGCGACTAAATTTTCAATTACATCTTTTGATTTACTTCCTCCCATACCTCTTGCAAATATGTGGTTAATATCCACTGCCTTTTGTCCGCATAGTTCGCAAGGAATAAAATCTGTTGTGTCATATCCAAAGTAGTCTAAATATACTTTAACATGTTTCTTCATTTGCTAAACAACATTGACCAGGGCGTTGGTAGGATTAAATCTCTCTCATATCTAAATCCGCACGTTTGAAATAAATCAATCCATTGGTGCTTATTCTTTATGTTGATATGACCCCATTCTTTGTCTAATCTACTTTCGTATGGTGTTGAACTAAAATGGAAGTAATTACATTGTAAGTCCTTTAGAAAAGGTACTAATTTGGTATCTGGTATGTGTTCAAATACTTCTATTGACGCTACTAAATCCCCTTTTATTTTCTCTTGGGTAAAATCGCAGTTGTACGCTATTGTGTTTAAAACTCTATCAATGTAGTATTCGTAGTGGAATTTGTTTTGGTCGTAGTATCTCACGCTTATACCTTTATCTCGCATTGCTAACGAATAGCCACCCATTCCACCGCCTAAGTCAACAAATTGTTCGGGGTGACATATTGGGGTTATATAGTCAGCGGTTGCCTTAAATAAGTTTAAATAGCCGATATCGTCTAAATGGATGTTCCATTCAAACTCTTTGTTGAAACACTTTTCATCGTCCCAAGTTCCACCGAAACTATTCATTTTCTTTTACGCTTAGGCTTGTGTTCATCATCCGCTAATTGTGCCAACTCTATCTCGTTAAATGCGGTTTGTATTTCCGATTCAATCGCAGCGGCTTTTTCTTCCTTTTCGATTTCGTCTAATCGTTGTTGGCTAAATATCAAAAGCGACAAAAACGCATCAGCAAAACAAGAACTACAACTTGGCAAATTACGCCCGTAAATTTCTTTATAAGCGTTGTTTAGTTTAGCCTGTTCCTCTGGTGTTAGGTTCAATACTTGCGACCTTTTGAAATCATCGTACTTAGGTGCTAATGAGCGTATGAATAATAGTTGTTCTTTCATATCTTAGGGTCTATTAGTGCTACAATTACAGAGGATATAGATGCGTAAAGTATTCCAACCCATCCGTAGGTAAATAGGAAAACCGATAAGCCTATCCACCAAGACATACAGAAAGCACAATCAATTGGTTTCATAGATTGCCAATGGTACGGATTGTTTCCGTAGATAAACCGCTTTAAATAGTCGGCAGGTTTACCGAAGTTCACAAGGATAATCGCAAAACACGCTACCCCTATAATTTCAAGAATTGTATTCATCTCTTATTTGTTGTTTTACTTTTTTTATTACTCTAAGTATTTCGTTGATACTGATTTTTGTTTGTCTATGTATGGCACGAGCCGAATTTCCTTCCATCCATATCTCGAAGATTTTACGTTCATACCAAT